GGCAACTATTACTACTCTCTCTAATGCTGTTGGTGCAGGTACTCACCCTAGTCGTGCTCTTCGCAACATGCCTTATGTTGTTGAAAACACCATTAACTTTGCTTCTGCTGTAACTGCTAAAGGTTCTGCCTTGGCTGCTGCTGATGTGATTGAAGCTCTTCAGATTCCTGCACAATCTATTGTGTTGGCTGCTGGCTTTGAAGTTATTTCTGCTGTGACGGGTAGCTGCACAGTTAGCTTGGGTGTTACTGGTGTGACAGCCGCTGCCTATGTGTCTGCTTTTGGTGTGACTGGCTCTCTTGCTGTGGGTGATTATGCAACACCAGCTACTGCAGGGTATCCTATTGTCAGCAAGTCTGCAGATACTTTGGACTTGTTGTTGGTTACTGAAACCACTACCTTGAGTGCAGGTTCAATCCGTGTCTTTGCTGTCATCGTAGATGCACAAGATCGCGTTGGTCCAGCTTCTGTTGACCGTGAGCAACTGGCTTAATCGCTAAAAGCTAAACAGGGGCAGCTTCATAACGAGGTTGCCCCTTTGTTGTTTGTATGCTCTATTAGAGAGCGTTTTTATATAACTTAAGAGGATTCTCTAATGGCTATTACTTCTGCAATTTGCACAAGCTTCAAGAAAGAGTTGCTTGAGCGTAAGCATGACTTTAACGTAACAAGTGGTCACACATTCAAGATTGCTTTGTATACATCGTCAGCTACACTTGGCGCATCCACAACCGCATACAGTACAAGCAACGAAGTTGTTGGTACAGGCTACACCGCTGGTGGAACTACATTAACTAACATCGACCCAACCTCTAGTGGTACTACAGCATTCATTGACTTTGTAGATGCTACATGGCCTAGCGCTACAATCACTGCTAATGGTGCTCTTATCTATAATACAACAACTGATGGCGGCACTGGCACTACGAATGCTGTTGCTGTAATTGCTTTTGGTGGAGACAAAACTTCTACTAATGGTGATTTTGTTTTGCAATTTCCTACAGCAGATGCTACAAATGCTATTGTTCGCTTGAATTAAACTATTAATCGGTATGTCTACACTTGTTACCCGTATAGCTAAAGGCTCTCCTTTAACTCATGTTGAACTTGATAGTAATTTTACAAATTTAAATACTGATAAAGTAGAAAAAACCTCTGCTGATATTACAGGTGGTTCAATTAATAGCACAACGATCGGCGGCACTACTGCTGCTGCGGGTACGTTTACGACTGTTACCGCAACAACGGTAAATATTGCTGCATCAGCAGCTAATGCTGGTTTGACGTTGTTGCGAGATACTGGAACCGCCACTAGAAGTTCGCGCATTTTTTTGGATGCCTCTGGCGGTGTTACGGCAATTTACAACAACGCAAACAGTATTTTATTTAATACTTCTGCAACTATTGGCTCTAGTTCTGGAGCTAACCAATTCCAAGTTTTCCACACAGCCTCTGCTGTTAACTATGTACAAGTAACGGGTGCGGGAGCTGGTAATCCTCCCGTTATTTCTTCTCAAGGTGCGACTACACCCGATCTTGACCTAACCCTAACCCCCAAAGGCGCAGGCCGTGTAAACATCACAACCAGCATCAAGCCCAAAGTTAACTCAACTACGTCAGTAGCTTCACCGCTTGCTTGGAACAGCACTTCATACGATGAATATGCTTTAACTGCTTTGGCTAACGCTTTGACAATTAACGCTGATGCAAACACTGCGCCTGCTGATGGTCAACGAATGATGTTCAGGTTTAAAGACAACGGCACAGCACAGACGTTGACTTGGACAACAGGCTCTGCAAGGGCGTTTAGGGTTGTTGGCGTAACGCTGCCCACTACAACCGTGGCAAGCAAACTGCTATATGTCGGATGTATATACAACGCTGCCGATAGCCGTTGGGATGCTATTGCTGTGGGTCAGGAAGCATGACAACAATTACCTTAACTAACACAGGAACGTGGACGCTTCCCGCTGATTGGAATGATGCCGCAAATACGATTGAAGTGTATGGCAGCGGCGGTAATGGAGCATTTACAAGTTTTACAACACAAAGTGGCGGGGGTGGAGGTGGAGGCGCTTATGTTAAAGGTGTTAATGTTCCATTAAAAGCCCAATTTCAAGCTGGATGGATAACAAATTTTAATTATTCAGTTAACACTGCAGGCACTGGTTTTGCAACTATTTTTGCATATTACGACCCAGACACTGGCCTTCCTGTTTATCAAGATCAAAGTATTGCCACAGCTGGTTCATCCGCGAATAATACATTTGGAGGGGGCGGTGGTATTCAAGGAAGCATTTACATTTACAGTGGTGGCTTAGTAGATGTAAAAACAATTTTTAACGCAGGCGGTGCTGGCGGTAATGGGAGAGCAAGTAGCACTGCGGCAGGCGGCGGCGGTGGTGGTGCGGGTGGGCCTAATGGGGTGGGTGGAGCTGGTGGCTCAAACACTACGACACTACCTACTGTTGGGCGTGGCGGCGGTGGTGCAAACGGTGGAACGGCAGGATCTTCTATTGCTACTACTGGTGGAGTAGGAAGTAATGGCGGCGGTAACGGCGGTAACGGTGGAATTGCGTCCACTTCAGGAACTAATGGATTTGCTGGAACAACAGTATATTCTGGAGGTGGCGGTGGCGGTGCTGGAGATGGTTCTGGAACAAACACAGGCGGCAACGGAGGTGGTTATGGCGGCGGTGGGGGCGGTCAAGCATCTTTTTTAACATCTTCTGCTGGAACTGGCGCTCTAGGTATTATTGTTATAAATTACACTCCAATTGCCGGGACAAACACCTCCAACTTTTTTATGATGTTTTAAGGATAATCATGGCACTCATCAAATCAGTAGACACAGATTACGGCATCCCAGCTTTGTACTGGAACATTGGAGCCGTCCAAGAAGATTTCAAAGGCAAAGGCACTGAAGTCACGTTCTACGGCTACGCATCCAAAGAAGCCCGTGATGCCGGCAAACAGCCACTAAGCGCAGGCAAGGTGCAGATTGCTGGTGATGAATACGTTGCAGGCGCAGACCGCCAAGCCTTGTATCAGATCATCAAGCAAAAGCCTGAGTTTGACGGTGCACAGGACGCATAACTATGCAAACAGAATACATGGCTATCCTCTTGAATGTAATTGGCAATTGGGCGACAATGGTGTCTGACGGCACTAATTGGGTAATCATGCAAGCCGCGTCAAATAACAACTTGCTACTGGAGTAACGAATGCCTGTAATGTCCACAGAATGGCAAGAGCAAAATCAAGCCAACAAACAAAACTGGTGCCTTGGCAACCAGCACGCTGTGGATTTTCTCAACTGTTTGTTTGATGCTGTGGAACTTTGGGACGACCTGATTGACAAAGACGTTGTTGTTGAAGACAGCCATGTCAACAGGGTGTTTATGTCGTTGATGTTTTCACTTCCATCAAACCCTTGGTTTATGGCAAACTACACCTATTATCAGCCGCTGATCATGGCGTCCATCAATGGGTTCCATGATGCCAACGAGATGGCAAAAAGCGACAAGAAGCATTTGCGAAATCTTGCATTTCACGTCCGCAATTTAGGTATTGAAATCCATATCGCCACTGCGTTTTTGCTTGGTGGATTTGAACACATGCGTAAAGTGTCTCCTGAAATTCGGGAGTTTTACGCTTTTGAAACTTTTGAAGAATGGGAGCGCAGTCATGCCTGATCCAGTAAGTGGCGCCATTGGCGGCAGTGCCGTACTCGGCGCGTTTAGCTCTAAAAACGCAGCGGACACGCAAGCCGGTGCGGCTAACCGTGCGTCTGATATTTCAAACGATCAGTACAACCAAACTCGTGCCGATCAAGCCCCATTCCGTGAAGCTGGCCTTACTTCGCAAAATAGATTGATGAGTCTGCTAGGTATCGGCGGCGATCCAAATGCTGCTGGCTACGGCAAGTATGGCCGCGACTTCAGCATGGCCGATTATCAAGCTGACCCAGGCTATCAATTCCGTTTGTCTGAAGGCCAACGTGCTTTGTCTCGCGGCGCAGCCGGTCGTGGTGGTTTGGTGTCCGGCAATTCGCTTAAGGCAATGCAAGATTACGCGCAGAACTCAGCGTCGGGCGAATACGCTAATGCGTTTAACCGTTACCAAGCTAACCGAAGTAACCAATTAGCACCCCTCCAATCATTGATGGGTGCTGGCCAATCGGCCACTAACTTTATTGGCCAAGCTGGCGCGCAAAACGCTTCTACTATGGGTGGGTACATGACGGGCGGCGCTGCTGCTCAAGCTGCTGGCCAAGTGGGCACTGCCAACGCAATTACTGGTGGCTTGGGTACATACTTAAATTACAACCAAGGCAACAACTTGGTCAACGCTTTGCGTAGCAGCGGCGGCGGGGGCATGGCAACGCCCACAGGCATGACGCAACAAGAATATGCCATCGCGAGTGGTGGATATTAAGGAATAAATTATGGCACTTGATCCAAACATTGCTCTTGGCGTTAGGCCGCTTGAACTTGCTAACCCGTTGGCGCAATACGGCCAAATGGCGCAACTGCAAAACGCGCAAACCCAGAATCAATTACAGCAAATGCAAATGCGCGAAGCTGAAGCGGTTTCGCAAGAACGCAACATGCTGCGCCAATTAAATCCTTCTGCGCCGGATTACGAGCAACAGCTTTTTAGAGTAAACCCACAGTTAGGCATTGCGTTTCGTAAAGAAGCCAGCACAGCCGCAGCCCAAGAAGCTGCCCGCCAAAAATCCCTTATTGAAGCTGCAACAGCTAAGCAAGGGATGCTGGGCCAAGCGTATCGTGATATTAGCAGCCGCCCTTCCGACGCTAATATTACGGCGCACACTGAGGACGTCCAAGCGTCCGATTTGTTTACGGCAGCGGAAAAACAAAAAGTGCTTGCTTTACAGAAGACGCTGCTGGCAATGCCATTGGCTGAACGCGGCGCGTACTTGGCCAGCCAAGGCGCAAAATCTAGCGAACTTAAACCTAACGTCAATGTTGGGCCAACCGGAATTGTTCAAACACCCGCGTTTGGCGGCGCGGCCACTGTAGTGCCTGGAACAGAAGCTGCATTCCAAATGACGCCGGGGCAGCTTGCGGCCAATAAGATTGCCCAACAACGCGCAAACTACGAAGGTCAGCGTGTCGGTCTTGAAGGTCAGCGTGTCGGTTTTGAAGGCCAGCGTGTTGATTTGGCAAGACAAGCGCAAACCACTGAAGGTTTAAATCCTAAAGAGATTCAAAAGCGGGAAGCTGCGCTGCCGCAAGCCACAGCAGCCATTAAAGGTTTTGAAACCAAGTCGGACAGCTTTGTTGCCGATCTTCAAAGGTTACGCGATCATCCTGGTCTGTCACAGATTACTGGCTTGATTGCTGGTCGAGTGCCTGCCGTTACCGCCGACGGCCGCGCTGCACAAGCGCTGTACGATAAAGTTGTTGCCAAAGGCGGTTTTCAAGCCTTGCAAGATATGCGCGACGCATCCAAAACTGGTGGTGCGCTGGGTAACGTGTCTAACCAAGAGGGTAAGCAGCTTACCGCATCGTTTGCGGCCATTCAACGCACGCAAGACGCAAAAGATGTGCGTGCGGCTATTGACGACGCGGTGGCTAACATACAGGGCGCTAAGACTCGTATGCGTGAAGCGTATGATTCAACGTACTCATATAAAACCGGCAACGCGCCAGCATCAGGCGGCGTAATTGAATTTGGGAGTCTAAAATAATGGACGTCCGTTTACCTGATGGCACGATTATCAAGGGTGTACCCGATGGTATGAGCAAGGCCGACTTGACGGCCAAGCTGCAAGCCAACGGGTACGACATGAGCAAACTTGCGCCTGCTTTGCCTACGCAACCAGTTGTCGCAACACCGGCAGCGCCTGCGCCTTTACGCGGTAAAGCCGGTATGTTTGATATGCTGTCCGCGCCGTTTGAAATGGGCATGGAATTAGCCAATAAACCCCGCGCTGAACAAGCCGCATTTATTGCGCCTACGGTAGAAGCATTGGGCGCGGGCGGCGGTGCGATGCTCGGTTCAATGGGTGGCCCGTTAGGGGCCGTTACGGGCGCTGGCGCGGGGTATGCTGGGGCAAAAGAATTAATGCGCTATGCTGCTGGTACAGCAACGCCAGAAACATTACCGCAAGCATCTCAGCGCGTAGCTGAAAACGCGATAACCGGCGCAGCTATGGAAGCTGGCGGTCGAGCCATAATTGGCCCCATAATTGATAAAGCTGCTAAAGCTGCTGGATGGGTTTTTGACACCGTAAGCGGTAATTTGTTACAAGTGCGCGCGGGCAAAATTATCCGTCAAATTGCTGGCGCTGATCTTGATGCTGTCAAAGCAGCAGCTTCAAATGCTCCGCAAAATCTTACTGCTGCGCAAGCCGTCGCGCCCGTAGGAAACGATATGTTATCGGCGCTTGGCGCGCGGGCGGCAAAAAATGATGTGGTTAACTTTTTTTCCCGCACAGCCGCAGAACAAGAGGCTGCACGTTCAGCCGCGTTAAAAGCGGTTACGCCAGACATGGCCACCGCCCAAGCTATGCGGGGCAACGCAGCATCACCGCTGTACACGGCAGCAACGCAACCCAGCGTTGCCATCAATACAAAACCGTTAGTAACTCGCGTAGATGATTTGTTGGCGCGTAACCCCGGCAATCCTGAATTGATTACGGCGCTAAACAAAATTAAAACTGGTCTTGAATCAAGCAACAACGCTGAACAAGTGTCTTCTGTTTTAGACGGGTTAAAAACAGCAATCGCGTCTAAAGATAACAAATTTATTGCTAAGAATTTGTTAGACGTGAAGTCGTCTATTGAGTCTGCGTTACCTGGGTATAAAACAGCGCAACAAGTTTTTGCCACAGCTTCAAAACCGGTTAATCAAGCCGCCGTTTTGGGGGAAATGCAAAATGTTCTTGCCCGTGAAGGTGGCGGGGAAAGAGTCACGCCGTTTTTAAATGTTTTAGGGCGCGGCGAAAACGCGTTGATCAAACGTACCACTGGGGACGCGCGATTTGGCGATCTTGGGGATGTATTGTCTAAACCGCAAATGGCAGTTGTAGATGATGTTGCTGGGCAGCTTACGCGAGATTTGCAGTTGGCTAAAGCTGCGGCGCGCGGCGAAGGTGGTCTTTCGCGTATTTTAGGCGAAGCTAAAGCGACTGCTGAATTGCCGCCAGCTTTTAACATATACACGCGTACATCTAATAAAGTTCTTAGTTTATTAGAGGGCCGCGTAAACACTAACACTTTAAAAGCTATGGAAGACGGAATGCGGTCGGGTAAAGATTTGATGTCATTGATCAACAAACTGCCTGCTGCTGAACGCGTTAATGCGCTAAAAGCCATTGGTACTTCGGCTAAAGATTTTGGTCGTGCGGCTACCTTTGGTACAAACGCGCTTGCCCCTCAATCCGAAAATCAAAACGCATTGGTGAAGTAATGGAATCTCAACAGTTATTCAACATCGCCCTTGGTCTAGCTGCTTTTCTGGGCGGCTGGGTACTGAACAACATTACCAAAGCCATTGAGCGCCTTGACACGGACGTTAGGGCGATGCCAAGTACCTACGTTTCCAAGGACGATTACCGCCATGACATTTACGAAGTAAAAGAAATGTTGGCTAAGATATTTGATAAGCTAGACACTAAAGCCGACAAATGAGCCTTGATCCAGTATCAGTTTTGTTAAATGTTGGCGGCAAAGTCATCGACAGGCTTTGGCCAGACCCCGCGCAGGCAGCAAGCGCTAAGTTGGAACTTATAAAACTGCAACAATCTGGTGAATTGGCCGCTATGGCTGGGCAGTTGGAAATCAATAAAGTTGAGGCGGCCAGCACCTCAGTATTTGTTAGCGGCTGGCGGCCCTTTATCGGTTGGGTTTGCGGCGCGGCTTGCGCTTGGAACTGGATTGGATTAAAGATTGCTTTATTTGCGGCTGCATATTTTGAACATCCTTTAAATTTAACCCCAGCCGATCTATCTGAAATGACGCCTGTGTTGATGGGTATGCTTGGTATTGGTGGCTTACGAACAATTGAAAAGCTAAATGGTGTTGCCAGAACATGAGATCAAATTACGCTGAATCTTTACAAGCCGTTCTTGTCCATGAGGGCGGTTTTGTTAACAATCCCAAAGACCCTGGCGGCATGACTAACCTTGGTTGCACTAAAGCAACATGGGAAGAGTATTGTGGCAAGCCTGTAGATGAAAAAACCATGCGAGCCTTGACTCCCGTGGATGTTATGCCGCTATACAAGACTAAATACTGGGATAAGGTTTGTGCTGATGACCTGCCTATGGGTGTTGATTACGTTGTATTTGATGCTGCCATCAATAGTGGCCCAGGAAGGGCTGCAAAGTGGCTTCAAACGTGCGTTGGCGTCAATCCTGATGGCGGCATAGGGCCAAAGACTTTAGCTGCTGTACGGGCTAAAGATCCAAAACAATTGATAGACGATTACTGTGCATACCGTTTGGCTTATCTTAAGATGCTTCAAACTTGGGATACGTTTGGAAAAGGTTGGGAGCGCAGGGTTAAAGAAGTAAACGCAAAAGGTCTTACTTTGTCACAAAAGATTCTTACTGCCGCAGTCTAATGCGCTCATGCTCAAACGTGTAGATATTCGCAAAGAGTCCGTTCAGATAAAACTGTCGGAACTTCAGAATATTTGCCTACCTTTTGATAAGTTGTATGACACTAATTTTGGATGCTGGTGGATTGCTTCTGAAGATGGCATGGATATTGGTTTTGCGGGGCTTGTTCGCAGCGTGTCTTGGTCTGATTGTGGTTATTTGTGTCGGGCAGGTGTTGTTCCTTCTGCTCGTGGACACGGCATACAGAAAAAGTTTATTTACGTCCGAATCCGACAGGCAAAAGCTCTTGGGTGGAAGTGGCTTGTAACTGATACTCGTCTTAACCCTGCTTCGGCAAACAGTCTGATTTCATGTGGGTTCAAAATGTTTGAGCCTTCTAACCCTTGGGGGTGTAAAGAAACCCTATATTGGCGAAAGAAGTTGTAATGGGTAATACCGATAAAGAAATTATGACTGCCATTCAAAACAGCAGTTCAATGTCAGAAGCCAGCAGAATACTTGGCATTACCCAATCGGGGCTTAACAAGCGGCGTAGACGTATTGAGAACAAGCTCAAGATAGCTATCGTAGCACCACAGAATACAGATCAATACAAGCATCTTCAAGTTGCCGCTACTCACCCGCAGCAAAAGAATCTTGGCATCTTAAATGGTACTGTAGTTGTGTTTAGCGATGCTCATTTTTGGCCTGGGGTGTACACAACAGCGTTTCATGGCCTTTTGTGGGCGATTAAAGAACTTAAACCTCACGCTGTGATAGCTAACGGGGATATTTTTGATGGGGCGGGTATCAGTCGCCACCCCCGCATTGGCTGGGCAAAGTCTCCTTCCGTGATGGAAGAACTGAAAGCCTGCACTATTTCAATGGGATACATTGAGGAGGCCGCTAAAGAAGCCCGTCACAACGTCAAATTGATGTGGCCCTTGGGTAACCATGACGCAAGGTTCGAAACGTTTTTGGCAGCTAACGCGCCACAATATGAACACGTTAAAGGCTTTACCCTTAAAGACCACTTTCCCGATTGGGAGCCTTGCTGGGCAATATGGATAAACAATGAGACAGTTGTTAAGCACCGCTTTAAAGGTGGCGTTCATGCAACGCACAACAACGCACTTTCTAGCGGCAAGAATATTGTAACTGGTCACCTGCACAGCCTGAAGGTAACGCCATATAGCGATTACAACGGGGTGCGCTATGGCATTGATACGGGTACGCTTGCAGAGCCTTATGGTCCACAGTTTGAGGATTACACCGAACAAGGACCGCTTAACTGGCGCAGTGGCTTTGCAGTGCTGACGTTTGTGGACGGAAAATTAATCTTGCCTGAGTTGGTAACAACACACAGCCAAGGATCTATTGAGTTCCGAGGCCGTGTGATTAAAGTTACACAGTAGCTTCTTCTTCGTCTTCTTCTTCTTCGGGTTCCAAGTCTTCAAAAGCGGTGCCTTCCCAAGCGCCAACCCAGCCTTCGCCTTCTTGGAACTCAACAAACTCTTTCAAAACTTCAATAACGTCAAAGTCATGTGTTTCAATAGTCAGTTTGCCATCGCCTAACCAGCCCAATTCGATTTCAAGTTTGTACATAACAGCCCCAATTAAATACAGCGAATTTGCTGCTCTTTAATCGTAATGGTCTGAAATGACAAATACAAGACTTATGGCTTTGACGCGCCCCTACGCATAAGCGTGTAACCACAACGCTATTAGCGCAAGCATTATGACGCCTGCAATGCCGGTAAACAACCACCAAAGAAAATCCATCATTTGTTAGGCCTCGGTGTGTTATCTGGTACTTCCATGCAAACATACACGGCTGCGTATTGCCCCCGCTTTGGTGCATTCCACCTGTCAATGTATACGCCGTACACATCCGGCAATGCCCTGCGTATTGCAGCAGGGTCTGCGTCCAGCCTTGCGGCGATCTCGTTGGCGGTCATGCCATCTTCCGAATTAAGCAGCAGTTCACGTATTTGGTTGTGTCGGGACTGCATCGTCACCCTTGTTAAGTTCTTCCCACTCTTCGTCGGTAATCAATGGGATCGGGCTTGGCTCTTTGGCTCGCTCCATAGCGTAGCGCACAGCCATCATGCGGACACGCGCCTCCATCTCAATCCTGTTGAACTCATCATCTTCGTAATCATTCATGCTTGTTCTCTCCTGTAATTTTTGCCGCACTTAACACAGCGCCATTGCGGTTTGTTTTTTGTGTCGTCTATCCATTCGTGAGTGCAGTTGCTTGCCACCGGCTCCTGCTCTGGCTGTGCTGCGGGTGGGGTGGTGTAAAGAGGAATTGGAAAGCACTTGTGGTCATTGTTGTCGCTGACATTGCCATCCGCATCCATCCACGCCACAGGCTCCTGCTCTGGCTGTGCCAAGCCATCACAGTATTTTTCAAGCGCCCGTGTGTATGCCGTCAGGCTTGTGTAGTCTGATTCAATCGGTCGTTTCATGCTTGTCCCTTTGCTTTGAGGGCGTTTGAATTGCTTGCCAGCGAATAAGAGTCGTGCAGTTGGCGCAACGCCCCCAAGAACTTTTCACGCTCGGCTTGTACAGCTTCCCGTACAGCTACACATAACGGTCTGGTGCAAAACGGGCTGCATGAATGCACGTCATAGTCCAGCCCCAACTCACGCGCATTCTCTGCCTTGATGTCAAGGGCAATCTGACGCTTGCGCCAGCCTGAATCAGTCATACCGTACCTCTCAGTTCCCAGCCAAGTAAAAAATATTTCCAGCGTGTCTGAAGTGAAGGGACTGCATAACGTCCATTTTTTGCTTTGGTGAAATCGTAGTTACCACTAGCAATCATGATTGCCTCAAATGTTTTTTGGGCTTGTGTCATATTTTCCCCTTTGGTACAGCTAACAACCATTTGTCACCGAGATGGCGAAGGCTGCGCGCCCACTGGCGCTGATAGGCGCGCTGGCCGGGGAACAGGGCGCGCGCTTGGGTTAGTCGGACTGTGTTCATTTGGTTGCTTCTCTCAAAAGTTCCACGCGCTCTCTAGCCACACGCAGAGTGTTGTAACGCTGGTGCAAACGCTCCAGCACGGTGACGCGCTTGTGGGATGCGCGCTCTTGGTTTAATAAATCCAAAACCTCGTCCTCAGTTTTTACGCTCAGGTCACTGTTTAGTTTTCGCCATGTGATCATAAATTTTTCTTTCTAAATCCACTACTTCGCCATCGGTGCGCATATAACTGCGGATGGCCGAGTTCATCTGCCTCTCTTTGTGCTTGGCCTCAGACCTTGCGGCCTTCAGCTTGGCTTTCCATAAATCAATGCGTTTCATTTAAGCGCCTCCAGTGCAATTTCAGATACGGCCTGCTTAGTGTGCAGCGCCGCCCATATTTTCTCGTCCACAGTTTTCTCAGTCATTAGTACATAGACCCACACGTCATGCCGCTGGCCGCTACGGTGCAGCCTGCCCACGGTTTGCTCGAACAACTCAAGACTCCACGGCAAGGACAAAAATACCATGTGCTGCCCGCCGTGTTGTAAGTTAAGCCCGTGACCTGCGGATTTAGGATGCACGGCAAGGATTCGTACCTGACCTGCATTCCATCGAGTGATCGCGTCAGCATCATCAAGCGTTGTGATGGTGAATCGTCGCTGAAGTTCGGCGAGTTCTTCTTTGTACGTGTAAACAATGATGGTGTTTGCATTCTGATTCTCCTCAAGCAATTCAGTCAATCGGTCAAACTTATGGCTGCTAAACCATATGGGGGTCTGTGTTACAGTGAACTTACCGGGTGTTTCGGAGGCCACTGATTTGGTGTCGTAAACAAAGCCCGACGCCAGTTGCTGCAACTTGCCAGTGACGACGCCCGCGTTGACCGCCGTGATGGTGTCCAGCACAAACTCTTTTTTGAGCTTGTTGTACGGCGTCAAGTCCATCTTGCACATCATTTCAACGTGATGGCAGGGCGGCAATTTGTCCTTATAGTCGCCCGGCTCCAGCACAAATGTCGCTGGTTTGATTTTCTGCATGACCTTATCAAGCGCGCCGGGGCGCGGCGCCCACTCACCAAACTCAGGGTTCATCAGCACAAAATACTGCTGCATGAACGCGCCCTTGGCCCGGCCCAGCAGCGATTGGTCTACGATCTTGCACTGGCCAAACACATCCTCAAGTCCGTTGCTGGTAAATGAACCGGTTAAACCCCACCGCACACGCATCGGGTCCATGACTTTCAGCAGCGCTTTGAAGCGTGCGCCGCTGGGGTTCTTGAGGCGGGTCAACTCGTCGAACACAATGCCGTCAAAGTTCAGCGACTGCTCGGCCAGCCATTGAATGTTGTCGTAGTTGGTGACAACCACTTGAGCCTTGGATTTAAGCGCCGCAGTGCGTTCTTTGGGCGTGCCCACAGCCACGGCCAGCGACATGAACGGCGCCCACTTGGGCTGCTCGACTGGCCACACGTCGGTGCAGACGCGCTTAGGCGCTAAGACAAGAAAGCGCTTAACGTGTTCGTCGCGCAGCATCTCCCACATGCCGGTCAGTGTGATGGCGGTTTTGCCCGCGCCCACAGGCGCAAGGACCATCGCACGGTCATGCTCGTAAATGAAGTCGGCGGCCAACTCCTGATAGGGCCTAAGTTGCACGGCGGTTTTCCAAGTCGATCAGCAACTCAATGTAGTGCTTGGCCTTCTCAAGGTCAGCAATGCCGTTCTTGTTGCGCCAGCGGCTGACGTACTTGACGACGTTGCCCTCCAAATAGCCCATCGCGTTGGCATGGATGTACTGAACCGGCTGGATCGGCATATCCTTGTAATGGCTGCCGTCAACTTGTTTGTCTAACGAATTCATCAATCTGCTCCTTAGTCCATAAACATGCGTAACTCTGACGTAGCGTTGCCATATCAGCGGCAAACATTTTCTGCAAGGGTGACAGCCTGCCGCCTTTGGTCTTGAGTTCCACAAACCACGTCTGCCCATCGGGCAAACAAGCGATCTGGTCGGCCACGCCTTTGCGCCCTGGTGACGTGAACTTCCACGTCTTGCCCCCTGCACGCTCGACGGCCCAAACAAAGTGCCGTTCAACTTCTGATTCTTTCATGGCCTAAAATATATCATGTAAAAAAGTTTTGCACAACAATTATTTTTAGTGTACACTGGCATCTCCATCAACTAAACTGGAGTACCCATGAAAATTGAATTTACCCGCGCCGAAGTTGAGCGCATTCTTTTGCATTTTGCTAACTCCTTTGCGCCAGACGCAAAGTTTGACAAAGTTGAACCGACCGGCTACCGCATGATGCCCGACGGCTTTGTTGTCAGCACGAAAGAAGATGATGCAGCACAGTAATATCGTCGGCGGCTCGACCGCCAAGCGCGTCATCAACTGCCCCGGCTCCGTAGTGCTGGTGCAAAAGATGCCGCCTAAGCCATCCAGCGAACACGCAGACCGTGGCACGCTGTTGCACAACGCCATCAGCGCCATCTTGGAAGATATGAACGTCGATGTGATCGGCATGAAGTACGAAGACCAAGTGTTGACGCAAGACTTGTACGACGAGAAGATCATGACGGCGCTGGCGCTGCTTGACGAAGTAGACCCAAACAAGGAGATGATGTATGAAGTTGAAACCCGTGTTGGCTTCGGTGATCTCTTGCCTGGGGTATTTGGCAGCACTGACTTGGTTGGCCGTATTGGTACTCGTGCCATTGTTCTTGATTGGAAGTTTGGTGACGGCGTTGTCGTCGATGCTGAAGAAAATGATCAGTTGATGTTCTACGCGGCTGCGGCCATGCGTACCGAATCAGCAGCTTGGGCGTTTGATGGCGCAACCGAGATCGAGTGCGTTATCGTGCAGCCTCCCATGATGAAGCGTTGGGTCACCACAAGAGAGCGCATTTCGCAGTTTGAGCGCGATCTGGTTAAGGCCGTGAAGGCTGCGCAGTTGCCCGATGCCAAGCTGGCTGTGGGCGATCACTGTCGCTGGTGCGCAGCCAAGCCGGTGTGCCCCAAGATGACCGGCGCTGTGGACCGCGCGCTGCAAGTGCAACTGAAAGAAATAGACGTTGACACGCTAAGCAAATACCTGAAGAATGCAGACCTCTTAGAGGACTGGATCAAAGACCTGCGCGGTCTGGCCATGCAGTTGCTTGAGAAGTCTTTGCCCGTGCCAGGCTACAAGTTGGTTGCTAAGCGCGGTACAAGACAGTGGATTGATGAAGACGAAGCCGTGGCTATCCTAGGCGTCGCAGGCATTGACCCATACAAAGAACGTGAAGTGATTTCGCCTGCGCAAGCAGAGAAGTTACTCAAAAAGAGCAAGTTGACTTTGCCACCGGAATTAACGGTGTCATTGTCTTCAGGCACAACACTGGCAGATGAGGCTGACCCCCGTCCAGCAGTGTTGCAGTTGAGTGGCCTTACGGCTGCTCTTTCTAAAATCCAATGAAAGTTTAAAATGCAATTGACTACTTTTTCTTCGGCAAATCTGCCAGCGGTTTCTTCTTTGTCTACCTCCCTGCGCGCGCTTGAAAAAGACGTTGGCCCAGCCGGTACTGTCATCCTTAAAATGGACAAGACAGGCCACTGGGTCTTTGGTGCAGACCAGACAGAAGCCGAGCCTGACTCTCTTTGGGCTATCAATCCTTTCTCGTTCATCCACGGCTTTATCGCTTGGGGTGATGGTGAAGTGTTGGGCGAGAAGATGGTTGGCGTATCTGAGCCACTGCCTGAACTGGAAAGCGCTCACAAGGACGCCAAGCGCGGCTGGGAGACTCAGATCGGTATGTCGCTCAAGTGCACCACTGGCGAGGACAAGGACATGGAAGCACGCTTCACAACCACTTCGGTGGGCGGCAAGCGCGCGGTCCAGACCCTTGGTGTCGCCATTGCGACGCAAGTTGAGAAAGACCAATCTAAGCCTGTGCCTGTCGTGCGTCTGAAGAAGGATCACTACCAGCACAAGTCTTACGGCAAAATCTACACGCCAGTGTTTGAGATTGTCGAGTGGGTTGGCCTTGACGGCGCTGCTGAAGAAGCCGCACCCGCTGCTGAGGCAGAGCCAGAAGCACCTGCTGCTGGCCGTCGCCGCCGTAGCGTCTAAGTAAATCGGGGGCTGTTAAGCCAGCGTTCGAGGATGTTTCTGTAGGGATTTTCTGGCTTTCTTCCCTACCTTGACGAGACCAAATCGAAGCCCCCACCTATAAAGTACAGTATGGTTTATATCGATTTCGAGACCCGTAGCCGGTGCGATCTGAAGGCCAAAGGCGTTTACAACTACGCTCAGGACGCCAGCACCGACGTGCTGTGTATGTCCTACGCCTTTGATGACGGCGAAGTGCAGACGTGGACGTCAGGCCCGTTGCCTGACTTCACAGGGCACATGATCTACGCCCACAACGCCGCCTTCGAGCGGTTAATTTTTTGGTATGTGCTGCAACAGAATTACCCGCTTGAGTCGTTCTACTGCACCGCAGCACAAGCCCGGTCCAACTGCGCGCCTGGTAGCCTTGAGGACGTCGGCCGCTTTGCTGGCGCAGACATGAAGAAGGACCACCGGGGCGCTCAACTAATACGTTTACTTAGCATCCCTAAGGCCGATGGTACGTTCAACAACGACCCGACCTTGATGGCCGAGATGATTGCGTACTGCGAACAAGACGTGCGGGCCATGCGTGCCGTCAGCAAGGCCATGCGGCCGCTGTCTGACGATGAGTTGGCCGACTACCACGCCAACGAGCGCATTAACGATCGGGGCGTCTTGGTGGACGTGCCGTTGTGCGAGGCCGCCGTGCGTTACGCTGGCGCTGAAATGGACGAGATACAGAAGATCGTCGCCGAGGTGACAGAGGGCGTGATCACCAGCGTGCGCTCACCTAAGATGCGCGAGTGGGTGCTGGAGCGTGTCGGGCCAGAGGCCAAAAAGCTGATGTGGACCGGCGAAAAATATTCTATTGACAAGACCGTGCGGGCTAACTTGCTTGCGATGGAGAACCATGATGAAGTCCCAGCCGATGTGGCCGAAGTTATACAGTGCGCCGATGACCTTTGGGCGTCGTCGGTTGCGAAGTTCAGCCGCCTTAAAAGTTTGGCAGACGAGGAAGACGGCCGAGTTAGAGGTGCCTTTGTTTTTGCTGGAGGCAGTGCAACAGGGCGCGCTTCGTCGTACGGCGCTCAAGTCCATAATTTCCCGCGTAAAAGCGCTCAAGACCCCGAAACCGTCCGCACAGCAATGGTTCGAGGCCATGAAATCGTGCCACGATTCGAAAAACGCATTACAGACGTTCTAAAGAAGATGCTGCGCCCGGCTATTGTGGCCAAGCCTGGGCACGTCCTGATCGCTTACGATTGGTCGGCCATCGAAGGGCGCGTGCATCCGTGGCTGTCCAACTGCCCGGCGGGTGAAGCCAAGCTAAACGTGTTCCGGTCAGGCCTTGACCCGTACAAAGTTAACGCTACTGCGACCTTTCGCGTGGCTTACGATGACGTGACGGGCGATCAACGCCAAGTGGGTAAGGTGCAAGAATTGGCGCTGGGTTTTCTTGGTGGTGCTGGCGCGTTTGAAGTGTTCGGCCGCGCCTACGGCATCCACTTGTCAGCCGCTGAGGTTGCCCGCGCTGTTGAGGGCTGGCGTAGGGCAAACCCTTGGGCGCAAGACCACGGCCGACGTTTAGAAGATGCGTACCTGCGCGCCATGAGAAACAAAGGGCATGAATTTGCTGCGGGTCGTGTTGTGTACTTGTTTGATGGCCAGACCCTCTGGTACAGTCTGCCTTCCGGCCGGGTGCTTTGCTACCCAAACGCCAAGTTTGACGAAGAAGGCAACGTGACGTACACCAAAGCAGCTTGGAAGCCAGCAGCCGATGCGACCGAGTGGCCGCGCGCCCGTTTGTGGCGTGGTCTGGCTTGCGAGAACGTCACTCAAGCGGCTGCGCACGATGTGCTGCGCCATTCACTGCGCCAGCTTGATGACATCGTGCTACACGTCCATGATGAGATTGTCGTCGAGTGCCCTGAGTCAACCGCCGAGGCTACGGCCGCCCACATTCACAAGATCATGTGTACACCGCCTGCGTGGGCTGAGGGTTTACCCTTGGCCGCTGAGGGCGTGACAACAAAGCGGTATAGCTAAAAGAAAGCCCCCGTGGATTAGACGGGGGCTAAATCCCAACTAAGGAGAGAGCCATGAGCGATTTTATAGAGTTTTTGACAGAGTTAGCGCCGGAGGGCGAAACTTTTTTGATGGTGCGCCAAAAGCCACAACTTAAAGACAACCAATACCAGTATCACGCCGATGGCGCTATCAAATGCACTTGGCCCGCCATGCTGCCCGACGCCAAGGTCAAGCCCTCATGGGCGATCTACGGCAACACCGCCAGCTTTATCATCGACCGCTTCAAAGACGGCTACCCCGGCGCGCAGGCTGCCAACTGTGAGTATGTGCTGGTGATGGTGCTGGACGACGTGGGCACCAAGGCCACCGTGCCGCCGCTTGAGCCGACGTGGAAGATGGAGACGTCGCCAGGTTCGTTTCAGTGGGGCTATGTGTTCAGCGAGCAGCCGACCAAGGCCGAGTTTAGCGCCGCCATTGTCGCTATTGCTGAGGCAGGCTACACCGACAAGGGCGCGATCAATGCGGTGCGTAATTTCCGCCTGCCTGGTAGCGTGAACCTGAAGCCCGGCCGTGATGAGTTCAAGTCTGTGCTGGTCGAGTTTTACGCGCACCGTGATTTCACACTGCCTGAGATCTGCGCAGCGCTTAACGTGACGCCCGGCGTGGCAACCGACGCATATAAGCCCATCCGTATCAGTGACGACGGCACAGATGACGTGATGGTCTGGCTGTCAGAAAACGGCCTGCTGCTGTCTAAACCCAATCAAGAGGGCTGGGCTGGCGTGATCTGCCCCAACAGCACATCGCACAGCGACGGCAACCCAGAGGGCCGTTATTTGCCCGCAAACCGGGCTTACTGCTGCCTGCACTCGCACTGCTTAGACTTTACATCGTCCGTGTTCCTGCAATGGGTGGCCGACAATGGTGGCCCCAAGCACACGCCCGGCCTGCGTGAGGAACTGCTGACGACTGCAATGGAGTCTGCGCTGGCCAAACTTCAACCGACAACCGCGTTCCCCGACGTAGTGGCCGACGTGGTGGCCGAGGTCGAGCGCAAAGAACTTGGACGGCTTGAGAAAGACGGCTGGTATGAGCGCTTTGCATACCTACAAGACGATGACGCCTTCTTTGATTTGGTAGAGCGCCATGAGGTGGCGCGGTATTCGTTCAACGCGATTTATAGGCACGTCCCCTGCAACAGCATTCACGGTAAGCGCCCCAAAATTGAAGCGGGTACGTGCTTTGATGAGAACCGCCAAGCCAAGGGCGCGCGCATTCTGAAGGGTGTCACCTACGCGGCTGGGGAGACTATCCTTTGTTCACGCGACGGCATCGTCTACGGCAACCGCTGGCGCGATGCCCGGCCGGTTCCGGTCGCCGGTAACGTGAAGCCGTGGCTTGACCATGTGGAACGCATGATCCCAGACGCTAAAGAGCGTGCGCACATCCTGAACGTGATGGCGTTTAAGGTTCAGCATCCGAACCGCAAAATCAACCACGCCGTACTGCATGGGGGCAACCCTGGCAGCGGTAAAGACACCATGTGGGCACCGTTCTTTTATGCGATCGGCGGGCAGTCGCTGCGTAACGTGTCGCTGGTGCGTAACGAAGAAGTGACCTCACAGTGGGGCTATGCCCTTGAAACTGAGGTGCTGGTCATTAACGAGTTGCGCCAGTCTGAAGCCAAAGACCGTAGGGCCCTTGAGAACACCCTAAAGCCCCTGATCGCTGCGCCGCCTGAGTTCTTGGCTGTGCAGCGCAAGGGCTTGGCCCCTTATGACATGGTGAACCGCTTGCTGGTCGTGTCGTTTTCTAACGAGCGCGTGGCGATCAATCTGCCCTCAGACGATCGGCGATGGTTCGTGGCGTGGTCTGACGCGCCCCGCATGAGTGACGCCGAGGGTGAGGTCATTTGGGCGTGGCTTGAGTCGGGCGGTAAATCGGCCGTGGCGGCTTGGCTGCATCAGCGTGACGTGTCCGCGTTTGCCCCTGGTGCAACCCCAATGATGACCGAAGCCAAGGCGATCATGGTCGAGGCTGGCATGAGTGGCGCTGAGTCGTTCCTGGTTGATCTTATGCGCTCACGCATTGGTGAGTTCAGCCGGGGCGTGGTGGGCGCGCCGTGGCACGCGCTGTGCGATCGTTTGCAAGGCACTGCACAGGGTAGCGTCAAAGTCGTGCAGCCTGCCCTTCTACACGCGTTTAAAGAAGCCGGATGGGTAGATATGGGCCGTCTGAAGTCCCGCCGGTTTGACAACAAAAAGCACATTTTTTGCGCGCCTGAGATGGCCGGGGTTAGCCGGTCCGAACTGCGCGACATGGTGGAAGACCCGCCCGCGTCAAGTGTGCGCCTGGTGAAATGATTAAGGGGCCGTGAGGCCCCTTTTTTATAGGTCAAGCAAGATGGCCAGCAAGGCCGCGATTAGAAGGCTAACTAGAACGAGCATCCGCGCGCCCTCGTTCGATTAGCGTGCGCGCATACGTTTGATCTTCAGGCCGTTCGCTTGAGAGCATGGCGCGCAGCTTGTAGGCGATTGCCTGCGCCCGGTCGGGGCTGCTGGCGCGTTCATACGCCGCCCCGGTGTTGATATAGTCGGCTTCGGTGTGGTTCATGGGATAACCCGCGCGGCTAGCATCATGGCTTGGTTAGACGTCATCGTGCCGCTTTTCAAGCCTTTATAAATTTCGTCCAAGGCTTCAAGGTACAGATCACGGTCGATCTGCACTTCTTCAAGTTCAAGCTGCAAATCTGCAAGCTGCGCCAATAGTGAGGCGGCTTCAGTGAAGCCTTCGGTGTAGGCGATGCGCTCGCGTTCGGTGGGGGTGAGGTTAGTTAGCATAGCGGCCCCTTAATAGTTAGCGTAGACAATAGCGCCCGCTTCGGTGACGCCAACCAGCGCACCCTGCTCGCTAACGTGTTCGATGACGATGGCCGCGCACTGTTCCGCGTAGTCGTCGTCCTCAGGGTCCACGTCGTTCAGGTTGATCGAGTAGTCGCGCGCGATCTCAGCGGGCGTCGATTCGGTGTAGTCGCAACACAAGGCCACGACGTCCAGGTCGTACTGGGGGTCAATTTCCTCCAAGTAGTCAAACAGCAGGCCGAGGCCTTCATAAGAGAATTGATCGCCCCGGCCTGCGCGGTTGAATTCGTCGCGAAATTGTGAAGCGTTATCGATTGTGATGTACATGGTGGGCTTTCGGTTAGTTGGAGAAAATGACGCCGTTGGGCTGAATTTTGGTCAAGTTGGCGATGGGCACATGGCGCACTGTGCCGCCGTCCTCATGGGCAACCCATGTGCCCGCAAAGTCAATCGCGGCCGTGTTGGCGCTGACGCTGACGACAGTGCCACGGGCGCGGGTGCCGTCCATCGTGCGGCGGATGACAGCTTGGGAAAAGGCGACTTTATCGCCGACAGTTAATTTGGCCATTTTTTGCTTTCAGAATGTGAGGATGTCGAAATAGGCAAGGGCGCAGACAGTCAGGGCGACTGAGTAGGCAAGAACTGCGAGCATGTCCATAGCGGCGGCGCGGCGCTTCTCCAGCGCTTCCTGAGTTGGTTTGTATGTGTAGCGGTGCATGGTCAATCCTTAACGGTAAAAATAAATGGCGGCGTTTTGTTCAGCATCGCGGGCAGTCGCGCCCCAATACTTGTGGCCGGTGATGTAACCGGTGACATACCAGAGCTTTGTTTCAGGGCATTGTGTGAGTTTCATGGTTAGCCTTTCAGTTGGTTTGCGAAAGCCTCGCGGCGTTCAGATATTGGGCGCGCCAGTTTTAACGCGCCCTCAAGGGTTGTCGATGACGTGAGAATCTCAAGCGTCTGCGCGCTTTTCACTGTGAACTTGCGAACGCGCTCTTTGTATGTCCAGCGGCTCGGGCTGCTGCCGTTGTCATAATCGACATACACACTAGCGCGGCGAATGTGCCTATCGCGGCAAAACGACAGCCACGGCTTGACTAGCTGCTGCTGATCGGGCGTGATCGTCTCGGCTTTTTGAGCTGCGCGGGTGGAAATAATTATCATAATTAGGCTTTCGCAGGTGTGATGACTTGGCGCATGTTGTCCGCCTGGTCGACCGCTTCAAATAAGCGATCGGCGAGGGCGAACCAAACGCGCGCGCTTTCGGCGGTGTTCGGGTCGGTGTCCAGTTGCGCGGCGAACTGTTGCGCCAAGATGGAATATTCCAGCAAGTTAAAGCGCATGGTGTCGAAGTCTTTTGATTTCATGGTGGGTTCCTTAGTTGGTTATGGTTCGTCCGTCCCGCGAGGGAACCCCGAGTGTAAGCTATTTCTTTACGCTGTCAAGTACTACACGTAAAGAAATTTGTAACAGAGTGTAACAGCGCAAAACTGTTGTTTTGTGGACATTGTGGGCTGAGTGTGGACGCTGGAGATGGCGTGAGATTGTCCACGCTCGAAGCTAGTAGCGGCAAGGCTTTGGGCATTTTGTGGACATTGTGGATAGTGTGTTTGAAAGGTTTGTCAAAAGATAGGTACTGTATATAAACACAGTAATACTCAATATGGGGTAGACCAACTGAAAACGCATTGTCCACATGTCCACATTGTCCACACTTTAGACCGACGCATTTTGCTGGCGCGCGTACATGTGGGCATTGTGGACCATGCATTAATGCATCGTGTTGGTCCGCATGTGGACTGTCCACATTGTCCACACTGCTACCAGGCCATGCGACCTGCGTGGACATGTCCACATGATCCACAGCCATTTTGGGTTCGGCATGAGGGGGAGGGGGTAGGGCCGACGGCATAGGGCCTGCTGCAACGGAGCGTTCGCAGACAATTTTTTTTGCAACCTAGTTTTTGTAAAAGATTTTTAATTTTTTATTTTTTGATATATCATTCGCGCACGCATTCACGCGGCCATACAATTTATGAGTTTCTATTCACTGCCACTCGTCATCAATGAAGTGCGCGCCACAGAGGCGGTGCTTAACCGCATCTACGACGCCGCCAAGCTGGGCTTAAAGGGCGACAACCTGGCGCTGGCCGCCGGGCTGCTGCCCAAAGCGTACCGCCAACTGTGCGAGTTAGACCCGATCGCTGAGATGGCCGAACAAAAGGGCCGCGCTGAAGGCGAGATGACCGCATCTAAGCAACTGCACCAAGCAGCAGCCGAAGGCGACGCCAAAGCGGCGTTGGCCATTCTTCAGAACGTCCACGGCTGGGTAGCCAAGCAGTCCATCACTGTCGATGTGGATCAGCGCATATCCATCATTGGCGCGCTGGCCGAAGCCGAACGACGCGCAGCACCGGACGTGGTGGACGTCATAGCGCACGAACCCACGCCGACGCTTAAGGCTCGGTTGGCGCCAACGAGAAAACAAAATGCAGTCAACTAAGTACAGCGCCGAAGACGAACAAGAGTTAATGTCCCGGCTGTGGTCGCCGCAGTACAAAGACAACCCGCTGGCGTTTGTAAAGTTTACGTTTCCGTGGGGCGTCAAGGGTACGCCACTGGAGAACTTTGACGGGCCGCGCAAATGGCAGCGTGAAGTGCTGCAAGAGATAACCACACAGATACAAGCAAACAAGGGTCTGGTTGACTTCAACACCTTGCGCCACACAGTCTCGTCCGGCCGGGGTATCGGCAAGTCGGCCTTAGTCTCGTGGATCGTGCTGTGGATGCTGACCACGCGGATTGGCTCGACGACCATCGTATCGGCCAACAGTGAGTCTCAATTGCGCTCGGTCACATGGGCTGAGATTACCAAGTGGCTGGCCATGTCACTTAACAGCCATTGGTTTGAGGTCTCGGCCACCAGGCTGATGCCTGCCAAGTGGCTGACCGAACTGGTCGAGCGCGATCTAAAGAAAGGCACCCGCTACTGGGGCGTCGAAGGGCGGCTGTGGTCGGCCGAGAACCCGGACGCATACGCGGGCGTACACAACTTTGATGGTGTGATGGTGATCTTTGACGAGGCCAGCGGTATCGACGACGCCATCTGGGCGGTGACGTCAGGCTTCTTTACTGAGAACACGCCTAACCGGTTCTGGCTGGCGTTTAGCAACCCACGGCGCAACAGCGGGTACTTCTACGAGACGTTCCACAGCAAGCGTGAGTTCTGGGTGACCAAGGTGGTGGACGCCCGCACTGTTGAGGGCACCGACAAACAGGTCTACCAACAGATCATTGACGAGTACGGCCCAGACTCCTCACAAGCGCACGTTGAGGTGTACGGCGAGTTTCCCAACGCGGGTGACGACCAGTTCATATCCAGCATGGTGGTCGATGACGCCATGAAACGGCCTAAGTATCAAGACCCGTCAGCGCCCATAGTGATCGGGGTGGACCCGGCGCGGTTTGGTGCGGACGCCACGGTGCTGGCAATCCGGCAGGGGCGCGATATTGTCAAGATTATCAGGCACCGGGGCGACGACACCATGACGGTGGTCGGGCATGTGATCGAAGCGATTGAAGAATGGAAGCCCGCGATGGTGTTTATCGACGAAGGCGGGCTGGGCGCGGGGATTGTGGACCGGCTTAAAGAGCAGCGGTACAAAATTAAGGGCGTCAACTTTGGCTGGAAGTCCAAAAACCCGGCCATGTACGGCAATATGCGCGCACAGATTTGGGGTTCAATGCGCGACTGGCTTAAAAGCGCCAGCATTCCAAGCGACAGGTTCTTGAAATCTGATTTGATTTCGCCTATGATGAAGCCAGATTCCAAAGGCTCTATATTCTTGGAATCCAAAAAAGACATGAAGGCGCGCGGGCTGGCGTCTCCAGATGCTGCGGATGCGATAGCGCTTACGTTCTCGTATCCAGTAGCCAGTCGCGGGGACTTGAGTGCCCGCACCGAGCGCCGCGTCGTTTCTGAACGTGGCATGGTATCAACAGGATGGATGGGGGCTTAGATGAAAAAACCCGGCTTGTACGCCAATATTCACGCTAAACAACAAAGAATAGCGGCTGGTTCTGGCGAGAAAATGAACAAAATCGGCAACAAAGCTGCACCAACAGCCAAAGACTTTAAAGAGTCGGCTAAAACTGCGAAGAAGAAATAATCATGGCAAACACTAAACCAATCGGCGTAGCCTTTGAAGATCAAAACATCATTGGCGCGGATACGGTCAGTGCTAATGTGGTGTATGCCGTATCGCAGCTCGGTTACACCAATGGTGCGTATGGCACAGTAACACAGACTGGCAGCAAAGCGTCAGCGGTAACTTTGAACAAGACTGCTGGCACAATTACAACGTCGAATGCGCAGATGGCCCCCGGTGCCAAAGTTGCGTTTGTTGTAAACAACAGTCAAGTATCCTTACTAGATACGGTTATTGTGAACATTGCCTCCGGCGCTACCGCCACATTTGCGTACCTTATTGCGGTGGTGACGGTAACTGATGGTGCATTTACAATTAATTTAGACAATGTATCAAGCAACGCCTACACCGACACGCTTAAAATCAATTTTTCCATTCTTCACGTTCAACCTTGAGATGTAAAATGCCACTCGTTAAATCTAAATCACCCGAGGCGTTTCGCAAGAACGTAGCCGCCGAAGTTAAAGCTGGCAAACCAGTAAAACAGGCTGTGGCAATTGCGTATTCCGTCAAACGTGCAGCACCAGCAAAGAAAAAATGACCCCAAAAGCCCTGCAAAACTGCATAATCATGGACCGTGATGTTGAGACTCACGCCACTTTTGTTCTGACCTCAACTGAGAAACTTCCAACGGGTGTGATAGTATCCGCTGGGCCTGACTGTAAAGAACTCAAAGTCGGCGACCGGGTATACTTCGATGTAGGGCAAGAATTTACGCACATGGGCAAAGAGTATGTCCTGATGCGCGAACCTCACGTTTTAGGGGTCTTTAATGGCTGATCCAACCGGAATGGCCGCCGTAGCTAACGTAGCTGCTGGCGGCAAACCACTGAAAAGCGACTCAGACATTCTGACCGTTGCGCGCAGCCGTCTGGATATGGCCATTTCCTCGTTGTCCGAAAGCCGTGAGGACGAGATCGACGATTTGCGGTTTTATGCCGGTTCTCCAGACAACTGCTGGCAGTGGCCAGCGGACATTTTGGCCACTCGTGGCGCGGTCCAAGGCCAAGCAATCAACGCCCGGCCTACACTGACCATTAACAAGCTGCCCCAGCACGTTCGCCAAGTCACCAACGACATGCGGCAAAACCGCCCAGGCGCTAAAGTTATCCCCGTGGATGACAACGCTGACGTTGAAGTGGCGCAGATTTTTAACGGCATGATTCGGCACATCGAGTACATCTCTGACGCCGACGTGGCCTACGACACCGCTTGCGAAAATCAAGTCTCCTACGGCGAGGGGTACATCACCCTGATGACCGAGTATTGCGACGACAACACGTTCGATCAAGACATCAAGATCGGCCGTGTGCGCAACTCGTTCAGCGTCTACATGGACCCGATGATCCAAGACCCCACCGGCGCAGATGCCAAGTGGTGTTTTATCACCGAGGACTACACAAAAGCCGAATACGAGCGCATGTATCCCGATGCGTCGCCCGTTTCTACCTTACAGTCGTTGGGTGTGGGTGATCAGTCGATCAGCAACTGGCTGAACGAAGACACTGTACGCATCGCCAGCTACTACTACGTTGACTACGACAAGACCACGCTCAATTTGTACCCTGGCAACCAGTCTGCGTTTGTAAATACGCCTGAAGACAAGATGCTCAAGGAGATGTTTGGCAAACCGGTCAAGTCTCGCGTGTCTGAGCGCCCACGGGTCAAGTACTGCAAGATCAACGGCTACGAAATTCTTGAAGAAAAAGAGTGGGCAGGCAAATGGATTCCTGTTATCCGTGTTGTTGGCAACGAATTTGAGGTTGACGGCCGCTTGTACGTGTCGGGCTTGGTGCGTAACGCCAAAGATGCCCAGCGTATGTACAACTACTGGTCGTCCCAAGAGGCTGAGATGCTGGCGCTTGCGCCAAAGGCACCATTTATTGGCTACGGTGGGCAGTTTGAAGGCTACGAAGACAAGTGGAAGACCGCTAACACCCAGAATTGGCCCTATTTGGAGGTCAACCCGGACGTTACAGACGGCCAAGGCGCTGTCCTGCCACTACCTCAGCGAGCACAGCCTCCAATGGCCTCTAGCGGCCTTCTGCAAGCCAAGGCGGGCGCTTCTGAAGACATCAAGTCCACCACTGGGCAATACAACGCTTCTTTGGGCATGGGTTCCAATGAAAGAAGCGGTAAAGCCATCTTGGCACGCCAGCGCGAAGGCGATGTAGGCACCTATCACTATGGTGACAACCTCACCCGCGCCGTGCGCCATGTGGCCCGTCAGTTGGTGGACCTGATTCCTAAGATTTACGACACGCAGCGTATCGCCCGGATCATTGGTGAGGACGGCGAAACCAAGATGGTCAAGATTAACCCCGAGCAGGCTGAGCCAGTCAACAAGATTGTTGACCAAAACGGCATCGTGATCGAAAAAATCTACAATCCAGGCGTCGGCAAATACGACGTAGTGGCGACCACCGGCCCAGGCTACGCGACTAAGCGTCAAGAGGCACTCGAAGCAATGGCACAACTGTTGCAAGGTAATCCTCAACTGTGGACTGTGGCCGGTGACCTGTTTGTCAAAAACATGGACTGGCCGGGCGCACAAGAGATGGCCAAGCGGTTCCAAAAGACCATCGATCCTAAGTTCTTGTCCGATGCGGATGAGAACCCAGCGTTGCAGGCTGCACAGATGCAGATGCAGGCAATGGGTCAAGAATTGCAGCAGATGTCTCAGATGCTTCAGGAAGTTGGCAAAACTGTTGAAGTGCAGGACATGCACCGCAAGGACTTTGAAGCGCAGGTCAAGGCATACGAAGCCGAGACCAAGCGCTTGGCTCAAGTGCAGGCTTCTATGTCGCCCGAGCAGATTCAAGACATTGTTATGGGTACGGTCCACGGCATGATCACCTCGGGTGATCTGGTGGGCGAGATGCCCGGCCGTGATGTTGACATGGGCGCCGAGATGCCAATGGAGTCGATGGAACAAGGACAAATACAATGAAAGCAAACGAATTTGTAGGGCTGCTGTTTTTGGCCCGTGATGTGGCGCACAGCGTTCACCTGAACACGCGCAGCTTTAGCAAGCACATGGCCCTCAATACCTTCTACGACAGCATCATTGACCATGCTGATGCGTTTTCTGAGGCATACCAAGGCCGTCATGGTTTGATTGGCCCCATCACACTGCATTCGGCCAAAAAGACAAACAACATCATTGAGTTTCTGCAAGAATCACTTGCTGAGATTGAAGCTGCACGTTACGATGTGTGTGATAAGTCGGATTCATCGCTTCAGCAATTGATAGATAATATCGTTGAGTTATATTTAACGACCCTCTACAAACTTCGCTTCTTGGCCTAAGGATCATCATGGAATTGCTCAATCCCCTATCTAAAGTTGATTACCCTGGTCGCACTGCCTCGTACACTGGCAGCGCGGGTAACACCGCTGACTGGAGTCCAGGTCCTGAAGGCGTGGTGATCTGGTCTACAACCCCATGCTATGTTGAGATTGGCCCCGGCGCTGTGGCAACCACTGCTAGCACCCCAATCCCTGCGTACACCCCGATCCCGTTCTATCTGCCTATGGGCACCGGCGCACCTTGGCGCGTGAGCGCGATTCAAGTGGCTGACGCTGGTTCGATCTACTGCAAACCGATTAACAAGCAATGAGCTTCGGTGTTGCCCTCCGCAACGCGCTAGGTCTTGGACTTGGCGGCATTGCCACGTTGCTTACCGGAAGTCGCGGTGACATCATTATTGGCAACTTGTTGTGCGAGAATGGCGACAATCTCGTCCAAGAGGACGGCGGCTTGATTCTTTTGGAGCCTTAACATGACGGTTCTTCTTTCCCCCGTCGCCGGTGCTGCTGCTCAGTTTTTTACCAACACCGGCTCAGTCCTGACCGGCGGTAAGCTGTACGCATACTATGCAGGCACGACAACACCTGCGCCTACATATACCTCTGTAGCTGGCAGTACGTACCATCCAAACCCCATTGTGCTGAATGCAGCAGGGCGCGTGCCCAACAGCGGTGAGGTTTGGTTAGATAACAACGTGCAGTACAAGTTTGTGCTGAAAGACTCCGCTGAAGTCCTGATTGCCACATACGACAACATTTCAGGCGCGTTTAACCCCGCAAACATACAAATTGTTAACGGCACTGGCAACGGCGTGCTGAGGGTTTATAGTATGCCTACTGGGCCAGCTAGCATCTATCAGACAAACATTTATATCAACGGCGTGTACCAAAACAAGAATACATACACTCTTGCGGGATCAACGTTTACGTTTTCTGAAGCACCGCCATTGAATTCGGTCATTGAGTTCAACTATTATTGAGGAATAAATCATGGCTGACTTAAAAATCTCCGCACTACCAGCATCAACCACACCGCTTGCTGGTACTGAGGTATTGCCAATTGTGCAAAGCAGCGCAACAAAACAAGTGTCTATTGCTAACTTGACGGCTGGACGCACACAAACCTCCAACGGTATTGTGCAAGGTACTGCTGGAACAGGTTACAACTTCACCGCCAACACCCCAGCAGCGGGAATGACAAGTCAGTTGCTGAACTGGTATGAGGAAGGGACTTGGACGCCCAGCCAGGGTAGTGGCCTTACTGTTGTTGGAACTTTTGCTTCATCTGGAAAATATACCCGTATAGGTAGACAAGTAACTATTCAGGCTCAATATACTGGGTCAACATCTATTTCTTGTTCCGCAGTGGGAGTTCTTTCTAATAATATGCCATATTCGTCTGGCACAACTATTTTTTCTGGTAGTGTTTTTTCTGAAAACCCAACTCAAGGCGGCCTTTGCGTATCTTCTGACGTTGTTTTATATTCAGTTAATACAATTTCTACTGCTACTAAAATTGTAGTAACAACAACCATTTTTGTATAGGATAATTTATGTCACTAACTAAAGTTTCTTATTCAATGATTGATGGGGCGCCAGTCAACATTGTTGATTTTGGCAGTGGGACAGAAGTTGGCGCTTTGCTTCAAGCGGCAATTGATTCTGGCGCAAAGTATATTCAAATTCCAGACGCAACAAATTGGACATGGACAACAAAAGTAGTTCTTCCAGAATTGTGGCGTGGAAGGATTGTTTCCTTGCAATCAAAAGCAGCAGCGAGTGCAATTGTTGCTACTACTGGCAACAACAATCCCTGCATTGACGCCCAAGGTGCGCTTTTTGTAGAGCTTGATGGTTTTAATGTACTAGCCAGCAATACAGGTGCAGGAGCTTCTGCCTGTTTTGTTGTTTTTGCAAGAATGCCTTCTGGAGCATCATCAAGCAACCACCGAGTAGTAAATAATATAATTGAAGGGCCGTTTTATTATTGCTCAATTTATAATTGCGGCGGCGAAGAACTTTACTTTCAAAATAATTATGTTTCAATATACGGAACTTTAAACTCCGTACAATATAGAACCGCTTGTGTTGTTCACACATTGACTGAAGAGTCTTATTTTAGTGGAATCGTAACAAAAGCATCTAGAGCAAACGGAAGTTCTTGTTCTGCAATTCAACACGCTGGCGATAATTTTAAAAACTTCAACGTAGGCGGCTCTGCTATTTACGTTGGCCCAAATACAAATGACATTACGTTTGATTTGTCTTATGGATACACCGCTGACAATAGCTACTTTTTAAGCCTTGGTGGTTATTTTAATAACATTAAATTAGGCGCGGAACGAGTAGAAACTACAAAAAACAGTCCTATTGTTTACTCGCCAGTTGCTCAAAGCTCCGGAAGTGTTATTCTTTACAAAGGTTCTTATTTAAGGGGTGGGGCCGTAAATGCTGCAAAATCAGCAGTTAGCTTTACTGGTGGCACAACATCTAACACTGTGACCATTATTATTGATTCTGGCGTATCTTGGACAACACCTTTCACATCTGAACCAGAAGATATTTATTTAATTAACTCTGTAAGAAAAACTATTTGTGACGTTAGTTTTTTAGGTGGTGGTCTTACTGCTGGAAGTCTTTACAGCTCCGTAGTCACAATTGCATTTTTGTTAAACTCTTCAATTTCAATGGGATTGAGTTCAAATTTAATTGTGTCAACTTATTTTGGTGCAAATAAATTTTGGTTTTTTGGAGAGACATCAAATCCTGGCCATGTTTTTAACAATGGTGCAAAATTTCAAGGAAGTAATGGGGTTAGTTTTACTGGTCAAACAACTACATTTAATGCTTCTTTTGGTGCTTACCCCGCAATTACATCAGTTGCAGACAGCGTATCAACATCTATACACTCTTACTTTTACAATCCAAATGGCGTAGTTGGTTCAATTACATCATTAGGCAGCGCAACATCCTATTTGACAAGTTCAGACCCCAGGCTAAAAACAATAACTGGCAAAATTACACCATCAAACGCTAAAATTTTTGTAATGGCATTGCAGCCAAAAACTGGAACATGGAATTCAAATGGTGAACCTTTTAGCGGTTTTTTAACTAACGATTACTCATTGGTTGACCCACCTGCTGTTTTTGGTAAATCAGATGCAGTTGATGAAAAAGGAAATCCTGTTTATCAGCAAATGGAATATGGTTCAATGGCTTGGTGCGCAAACATGACTGCGCTAGTTCAGTCTTTAACTATACAAGTCGATGCTTTGAATGCAAAAGTAAATATTGCCTAAAGGAAAATATCATGGAATTCAAATGGTCAGTTAATAAAGTTACGGTCGCTGAAAACAATCTGGTTGTCAAAGTTGATTTGACAGTCACCGCTACTGATGGCGACAAAACAGCCTCTGCTGTTTACAATTGCAACTTAAAGCGTGGTGAAACCTTTATTCCTTACGACCAACTTACAGAAGATCAAGTCCTTGCTTGGTGTTTTGCGCCTGTTGTTACCACTTGGACAGACTTACAAAATGTCCAGCAATCATCTACCCGTCTTATCAAAGATGAAGGTGAAGCACAAGTAGCTGAACAAATTGCTCGTCAGTTGGCACAAAAAGCCGTAGAACTTGCTTTGCCTTGGGCATAAATTCCAGCATAATGCTGAAAACACCGTATCGGCCAGGTTGACCGAGGAATCTTAGGATTCGTTTAAATGACTGAAGAAGTCCAAGCCCTAGCGGAAGTAGACTCCGCGCCAACCACGGATGTGACGGCCACACCTGAAGTTGCTGAAAGTACGCCGGAAGTAGCTGAAACACAGCCTGCCAAGACATTCTCGCAAGAGGAACTTGACGCTGCAATCGGCAAACGCCTCGCAAGAGAGCAACGTAAGTGGGAACGAGATCAAGCGCAGCGTCAGTCTGAACAACAGACGTTGAGAGCCGCCCCAACAGCATCCGCTGACCAGTTCGAGTCTACTGAAGCCTATGCGGAAGCACTGGCCCTCCAGAAAGCCGAAGAACTGATCGCCAAGCGTGAAGCTGCCAAGCAGCAGTCGCAAGTTCTTGAGAGCTACCACGATCTTGAGGAAGAAGCACGGACGAAGTACGACGACTTTGAACAAGTTGCCTACAACCCCAAACTTCCAGTCACGAACGTGATGGCTGAAGCGATCCAGTCTTCTGAGATTGGGCCTGAGTTAGCGTACTACCTCGGCTCAAACCCAAAGGAAGCGGACCGTATCTCGCGTATGACGCCACTCGGTCAGGCGAAAGAGATTGGGAAAATTGAGGCCAAATTGGTTTCAGCGCCCCCGGTCAAAAAAACAACTTCTGCACCAGCGCCAATTTCGCCGGTGACTGCGCGGTCCTCTGGATCGCCTGCTTATGACACTACTGATCCTCGGTCTACCAAGACCATGAGTGATTCGCAGTGGATTGAAGCTGAACGCAGACGCCAGCAAAAGAAGTGGGAAGCGCAGAACCGCTAACTTTGACTTTTTAAAGGAATACTAACGTGTCCAATTCTATCTTAACAATTGACATGATCACAAGAAAGAGTCTCGAAATCCTCGAGAATAACCTTGTGATCACCCGTAACGTGAACCGCCAGTACGATGACAGCTTCGCTGTCAATGGTGCAAAAATCGGTTCAACTTTGCGTATCCGTTTGCCCGACCGCGCTTTGGTGACCGACGGTGCCGCCCTGCAAGTTCAGGACGACAACGAACAGTTCACTACTTTGACCGTTGCTAGCCAAAAGCACATCGGTGTCAACTTCACATCCGCTGAATTGACCATGCAGTTGGACGACTTTGCTGAGCGTGTCTTGAAACCACGTATCTCTCAGTTGGCCTCCAGCATTGACGCTGACGTTGCTAACAGCTACAAGTTCATCGGTAACACCGTTGGTACTCCAGGCACCACTCCTTCGACTTCTTTGGTGCTGTTGCAAGCCCAGCAGAAGCTGAACGAGAACGCTGCCGTGATGAACCCACGTTACGCTACCGTCAACCCTGCCGCTAACGCTGGTTTGGTTGAAGGCATGAAAGGTCTGTTCAATCCTACTGACACTATCAGCCGCCAATTCAAGAATGGCATGATGGGCGTTGGCGTGTTGGGCTTTGACGAGATCAACATGTCTCAGTCGATCAAGCAGTTCACAACCGGTTCGCGTGCTGCCACTGGCGGTACAACTTCTGCTGCTGTGACCGCTGAAGGCGCAACCACCATCGCAATGACCGTTGGTTCTGGCGTGACAGTTAAGCAAGGCGACGTGTTCACCGTGGCTGACTGCTATGCTGTGAACCCACAGACCCGCGAGTCAACTGGTTCTTTGTTCCAGTTCGTGGCTGTTGCTGACGCTACTGCTGTTAGCACCGCTATCACTGTGACCGTGGCTCCAATGTACTCGGCCAACAATGCTTTGGCTACCGTGGATGCTTTGCCTGGTAACAGCAAAGCTGTCGTGTTTGTCGGCGCTGCCTCAACTCAGTACCCACAAAACTTGGTGTACCACAAAGATGCCATCACCTTTGCAACTGCTGACTTGCTGTTGCCACAAGGTGTTGACATGGCTGCTCGCGCTGTTCACAACGGTATCAGCTTGCGTGTCGTGCGCCAGTACGACATCAACAACGACCGCCTGCCTTGCCGTATTGACGTTTTGTACGGTTTCGGCGTGATCCGTCCACAAATGGCCGTCCGCATGTGGGGCTAAATTGAAATGGGGACCTCGGTCCCCTTTCATTCGTTTTAATCTTTTTAAGGAAATTATCATGGCTTTACCTAATGGCGCAGGCGGTTATCAAGTTGGTGCAGGCAACCGCGCAGAAACTATCATGGGCGCAATGGCCGCCCCTCAGACAGCTACGGCTACAGCAACCCTGACAGCAGCTCAAATTGTTAACCAGATGTTGGTGGCTAACCCCTCCGCAACTGCTGCGACATACACGCTGCCTACAGGCGCGTTGATCGACGCTGCTGTTCCTAACGCTACTGTTGGCAGCACCTTTGACTTGTCAATTGTCAACATTGGCACTGCCTCTGGTGCAGTGACTTTGGCAGTCAGCACTGGTGTGACCGATGGCGGCAACGCTGTGGTTGCCATCGCTGTGACAACTAGCCAGTTGTTCCGCTTCCGCAAGACTGGTGACGGCACTTACGTTGTGTATCGTATTGGCTAAATTAAATGGGGGCTTCGGCCCCCGTTTTTAAAGGACACAATATGCCTAATACAAAACCCGTTGGCGTTGCTTATAGCGACCCCGAATTGACTGCTGGTACTACCATCACTGGTGCGACTATCACTGGCTCTACTTCAACAGGTGCTACCGTTAGCGGCACGTTTACTTCAACTGCGACTACTGGCGCAGTGATTGCAAACGCTACTGCTGGTCTGTACTTTTTGACGACTGCTATCACTGCAAACGTGACTACAACCACTGTGCCTGTCGGCTCAATTGCAACTACAACCAATGCTACTGGCACTGGTAAGTTGTTTATTTCTGACGGCTCTAAATGGCAGTTTGCTGTTGTTGCCTAAACTAAATGGGGGCTAATTACCCCCATTTTTAATTATGAACATTGTCATGACCCACCCCATCCACGGCGCTAAAGTTGCCACGATGGAAGCTGAAGCTGAAGCAGATGAGCAAAACGGCTGGATGCGCTACAATCCCGATACGCCTTCAGACTCTGAAGAAGCGGCCAACACACTTGTTGTAAAGCGCAAATACACCCGTAAGGTGGAAACTGAAGGAGTCTGAGCATGACCACGTACACCGCTGGCCAACAAATTGAACGAGCGCTTAGGCTGCTCGGCGTGCTTGCCGAAGGTGAAACACCGTCTGCTGCTACTTCTCAAGACGCCTTAATGGCGCTCAACCAAATGATCGACAGTTGGAACACTGAGCGATTGGCTGTCTTCTCCACACAAGATCAAGTATTCACATGGCCGTCTGGCCTGATCAGCCGCACACTTGGCCCGTCGGGCGACTTTGTGGGCAACCGTCCTATTTTGCTTGATGATGCCACATACTTTGTGGCGCCCAACGGCGTGTCGTATGGCATCAAAATGATCAATCAGCAGCAGTACGATGGTATTGCTGTCAAGACCGTGACATCCACGTATCCGCAGGTCATGTTTACCAACATGTCGTTCCCCGACATTGAAATGTTCATCTACCCTCGTCCAACTCAGGACATGGTGTGGCACTTCATTTCGGTTGAGGAACTAAACAAACCCGCTGATCTGTCCACGGTCTTGTACTACCCACCAGGCTATCTGCGTGCGTTCACGTACAACTTGGCGATGGAGTTTGCCCCTGAGTTTGGCGTCGAGCCAAGCCCCCAAGTGCAGCGCATCGCCATGACCAGCAAGCGCGATCTCAAACGCATCAACAACCCGGACGATGTGATGGCAATGCCGTACTCCATGATCGCCACTCGCCAGCGCTTTAACGTCTACGCCGGAAACTACTGATGAAGTCGCCCATTCTCGGTTCGGCCTATGTAGCCCGGTCTGTCAATGCGGCAGACAACCGGATGATCAACCTGTTCCCGGAGATCATTCCAGAGGGCGGCACTGAGCCTGCGTTTCTAAACCGCGCCCCAGGATTAAAGTTTCTTAAGCTCGTTGGCACTGGCCCTATTCGTGCGCTGTGGGCGCACCAGACCAACGGCAGCGACTTCTACGTAGTGTCGGGCTATGAGGTCTACAAAATGACCAGCTTGACCGCCACGCCCATCAAGATCGGTGATGTGTCGGGCACTGGGCCTGTCTCAATCGCCGATAACGGCGCTGTAATCTTCTTTGCTTGCGGTGGCCCCAGCTACACGTATTACGAGCCTACGGGCGAGTTTAATCAGATTACAGACCCCAATTTTCCCGGCGCTTTGACTGTGGCCTACATCGACAACCTGTTTGTGTTCAACGAACCTAACAGCCAGCGCATTTGGAGCGTAGATACGGTCAACCCAAACACAGGCGACTACATCTACCCGCTGGTGTTTAACGCACTGGATTTTGCATCTGCTGACGGTTCGCCCGACGGCGTAGTTGCCATCAACGTGGACCACCGCCAGATGTGGGTGTTTGGTACTGACTCGGTTGAAGTCTGGTACAACGCTGGCTTGGCCAACTTTCCGCTGACCAACATCCAAGGCGCGTTTAACGAGATCGGCTGCGTAGCGCCATTCTCTGTTGCCAAGCTGGATAACACGCTGTGGTGGTTGGGCACAGACGCCCGTGGGCAAGGTATTGTTTATCGGGCGCAGGGCTACGGCGCAGCGCGGGTGTCCACGCACGCCATTGAGTACGCTATCGCACAGTACGGCAACATCTCAGACGCGCTGGCATACACATACCAGCAAGAAGGCCACAGCTTTTACGTGCTGACCTTTCCATCGGCCAACGCCACTTGGGTCTACGACGTGGCCACGCAAGCCTGGCATGAGCGTGCCGGATGGTTTAATGGCGAGTTTATGCGCCACCGTAGTAACTGCCAGTGCAACTTTGGCGGCAACATCATTGTGGGCGATTTTGAAAACGGCATCATTTACACGTTTGACTTGGACGTTTACGCAGACAACAGTCGGCCCCAAAAGTGGCTGCGCTCTTGGCGTGCGCTGCCCACTGGCCAAAACAATTTAAAGCGCACCGCGCAGCACACGCTTCAGTTGGAATGCGAGTCGGGCGTTGGTTTAAACGGCGGCCAAGGTAGTGACCCCGAGGTCATGTTGCGTTTCTCAGATGATGGTGGCCATACTTGGTCAAACGAACACTGGTCCAAGATGGGCAAGATCGGCCAATACTACAAGCGCGTCTTTTGGCGTCGTTTGGGTATGACGCTCAAGTTGCGCGACCGGGTGTATGAAATCTCGGGCACTGACCCCATTAAAATTGACATCATGGGCGCTGAAATTATTGCTTCACCAACAAACGCATAATGGCAACGCAGAACAATAACCAAATTACCGCGCCCCGTGTTGACTTCTTAGATGAGCGCACGGGAAAAATCTCGCGTGAGTGGTACATGTTCTTATACAACTTGTATTCAATTACAGGTTCAGGCTCAGGCATCACGCCCATCATTAACGGCGGTACGGGGCTAAGCACGCTGCCCACCAATGGGCAATTGCTGATTGGCAATAACGGCGCGTACAGCCTTGGTACATTGGGCGCAGGCGTTGGCGTCTCAATAACCAATGGTTCGGGCACAATTGTGCTGGCTAACACTGGTGTGCTGTCAAACATTGCAGGCACAGGAATATCGGTGTCTAGCGCCACCGGCAACGTCACAATTGCAAACACAGGCGTTTTGTCATTCTCAGGCGGCACAACTGGCTTAACACCTGTGGCTGCTGCCGTAGGCGCCGTAACATTAGGCGGTACACTGGCTATTGCTAATGGAGGTACTGGCACTGCAACTCCAAGTTTGATTGCTGGAACCAACATAACCATTACTGGAACTTGGCCTAATCAGACAATTAACAGTTCTGGCGGCAGTGGCAGCGGAACTGTAACTAGCGTTGCAGCTTTAACACTTGGAACAACCGGAACTGATCTTAGTTCAACAGTTGCAAACAGCACAACAACACCCGTAATTACTTTAAATGTACCAACAGCATCTGCCACTAATCGTGGTGTTTTAAGTTCTGCGGATTGGACTACTTTTAACAACAAAGGTTCAGGCACAATTACATCGGTGACAGGTACAGCGCCGGTGATGTCCACGGGTGGGCAGACACCTGCAATCAGTTTGGCGTCAGGTTATGGCGACACACAAAACCCTTACGCCGCAAAGACTGCCAACTATGTTCTGGCTGGCCCTGCATCCGGCGCGGCGACTGTACCTACGTTTAGAAGTCTTGTAGTGGCAGACATCCCCGCGCTTCCGTATGCCCCGCAGACTAGCGGAACGTCAATACTGTACGGCAACGGTACTGGTGGCTTTAGTAACGTAACTATTGGCTCTGGTATTAGTTTTATTAGCGGCACTTTATCTGCAACTGGATCAGGCGGTACTGTTACTTCTGTTGGCGGCACAGGAACGGTTAACGGCTTGACTTTGACGGGCACGGTAACCAGTTCAGGAAACCTGACACTGGGCGGAACGCTTGATTTGTCCAGCCCACCAGCCATCGGCGGCACTACTGCTGCTGCGGGTACGTTTACGACTGTTACCGCAACAACGGTAAATATTGCTGCATCAGCAGCTAATGCTGGTTTGACGTTGTTGCGAGATACTGGAACCGCCACTAGAAGTT